TCCGAGTGCCCGCATAGGAGGCTCTCCGTCTCCGGTTTCTCCCAAACACCACGCACAGTGTTCCAAGTCGCTATCAGCTTTTGCACTTGTTAACCCTCTCACGTTCTCAATCACAACATACGACGGTCTTAGCACGCTAATCGCTTTGGCGAACTCCGACCATAAACCGGATCGCGTGCCAGCTTTGAGCCCAGCTCGTCGACCAGCGTGCGAGACGTCCTGGCACGGAAACCCGCCGGTAAGAATGTCCACCGGTTCAACCGTTGACCAATCAACTTTCGACACGTCGCGATAGTTGGGAACGCCCGTCCAGTGAGCTTCGAGGACCGCGCTCGGAGCGTCTTCCCACTCGCAATGCCAGACCACTCGAGCGTCGAAACTCTCCTCGACAGCGAGATCGAGACCGCCGTATCCCGAGAAGAGAGACCCGATCTTCATAGCGGCCTCAAAGCGTCAATTACGGCCGTCGCGCGGTGTCCTTCGCCAAGATCAACGAGCCGCTCCGCTAATTGTCGGACGGCGTTCGCCCCGATCCGACAATCCTCGCAGAATCGAGAAACGTCAATCTCGTCTTCAAGATCGAACGGGACCCGATCCTCGCAGATAGGACACAAGTCAGCTAACCCGACAAGAGCGAGAAGATACGCGGTCGTCGACGCCTCCTCGATTGTCCGGATCTCGACCGGGATCCTCACGCCCACTCCTCCGAGTACACCAAGAAGACAAGATCTCGGACAACTTGAACGACGTAGTGTTCTCCTTGAGAGTGCGGCGACTTGATTATGTCGAAAGCTCGAGCGACGAGCTCGACCTCGTCTTGTGTCACTTGCTTCATAACGAAGTGCAAGTAATCCGGGAACCTTATAGCTCGCTTTATATAACTGTCGAACGTGTCCTTCTTCGTTGGAACGAACTCGGCGATCCAATCCTCTTGACCTAGAAACTCACTCATTGCTCTCTCCTTCCAATCTTCGGACCAAGTCTCCGACAAGATCCGAGAACGACGGACGATCCGCCGCGCTCATATCGGCGAGAAGCTCGTCCCGCCAACTCTCCACAATCTCTATCGACTCCGAGATCACAATCTCTTGAACACTCTCCGCCGTCTTCAAGACAATCGTCCGGACGAGCTCCTCCTCCAGCTTCGCCTTCGGCTCCGCCGGCTTTTCCGAGTTGATCTTCGGGATCAACCGTCCCCGCTCCCCTCGCACAAAGTCCGCCACTTCAGCGTCGCTCACTTCTTCCCCTCCCAACTTGGTTGTGGCGCGGGTTTCCCGTACGCCCTGACAGACTTGTCGATCTCTTCCTCGAGGTGTTGGCCGTAAAGTTGGATTCGCGCTCCCCTGTGAACGAAGTCGGTCTTCCAAGGACAAGCCTCGAACACTTCGCGATAGAAAGCGACCAGCTCGTCAAGATTGGACGGCGGTCCGACCCAATCCCCGGAGAAGTCGTTCTCGGATCTCTGAGCCTCCAAAGCCTTCTCCTCCCGGAGCCGCTTGGCGATCGCCAACAACCGGGCCGGAGTCAAGTAAGCGTCCGACTCCGCGAAAGCGATCGGGACAGCTCTCTCCAAAGTCTCGAAGTCGAACGATCCAACCGTCCGGTGCCACATCTCGACCGTCCCGTCGTCGACGACCCGATTGTCTAAGAAGCTAATCTCGACCAATAGCCGGTGAGTCTCTTCTCTCTCCATTTCCCCTCCTTGATCGCTCGAAGTCTAAGAGATTGCGCTGTGCGTTCGTGATCTTGCTCCCGGCGCGTCGTTTATCGGGATACGGCTCGTCAAGCCAACCTTCTCGGTTGAGCCAAGTCGCCGGATACGGGACGAATTGGATCTCCGGAAGATTAGGATCGACGGACAACCGAGCGACTCCTTCCAAGATCTCCCGCATATTCGAGTGAGCGAGCTTGTCGAAAGCTCGACGCGCGGCCGCTTTCCCAACTCGTCGAGGATAGGTTGACCAGAAAGTCTCGAAAGCCTCGTCCATCGTCTCTTTCGACCAAGTCTTCTCTCTCTTAGTCTTCTTAGAATTAGTATTCTTAACACTAGTCTTCTTAAGTTGCGGGTTTTCCGGCGTCGGATTTACCGGCGTCGGGTTTTCCGACAACGGTGAACCCGACAACGGTTCGGAAGTGAACCAATACGTCTCGGAGAACTCCCCGCCGGAAGCCCTGTGTTGCTCTCTAACGAGATAACCCCGCGCCTCGAGCTCTCCGACCGCTCCCCGGATCGCGTCCTTCCCACAGCGATTCTCGCGCGCCAGAGACCCCACTGTGACACTCCAGCCTTCCGAATGGGAGAGCAAGAGAGCGAGCAAGCCGCGAGCTTTCAAAGACACTTGGGGATCCCGGATCCAATCGTTAGGTATTTGCGTGAACCTGTGCTCGTGATTGAGCTTCCGCCGGACAATCGGCACTCTCTCCTCCTAGAAGTATCTCTCGGACCTCCGACGTTCGGAGTCCGGTCTCGAAACTATAACCCGCCCGTACTCGTTGTCCAACAACGCCATAGACTCGCCGTCCCGGAGAACAACCGGAACGAGCTCCGGATCCTGACCGGACGTCAACTTCCAACCAAACTCCCGCGCTCTGGCCGCCCACTTCGGATCAGACTCGAGCGCCGAGTTCAACCAAGAACACAACACGATAACGTTCGACGGTCGATCTAAGATCTTCGACCCACCCATTCCCCGATTCTTCCGGTGATGGGGAGAGACGGTCTCGGTCTCCCCGCAATGGACGCACCCGCCGTCCCGATCGAGAAACTTCCGGAAAGTCTTAGCGTTCATTAGGCCACAAGATCAGCTCTCGAAGCATCACCTCGGTCCGAGCGTTGTCCTTGTCCGAGAAGATCTTCCGAGCGTTGATCTCCACAACTTGAGAGTCGTCCCGGAAAGCCTCCCGATTGAGAGCGTCGAGCACAAGCTTGACCAAGTTGTCGAGATCCTTCCGCCGCCGCGTCGCCAGATAGAAAGTCACGTCGACAAGAACGTCGAACTCGAACGGATCCTCCCCCAACGATCGCCAAGCGTCCCGAATAACCTTCTCGGCGTCCGTCGTCTCCTTCGGAGTGTAAGCTCGACCGTTAGCGAAACGAGGACGGCCCTTCGACCGAGGATCCCCGCGAACAACGAGCCGCGCGGTCTTAGGTGGCGGTGCCCCTTGAAGCGAGTTCAACGGCGACCTCTCTCTCGATCAACATTTCCTCGTATTCAATCGACAGCTCTAGGTAAGCAACAACCAAGTCCAACGTCTCCCCGATCGGCAGAGCGTCGAAACGTTTCCGATCTTTGCCCTTCAGAGTCGACCGAAGCAACCGAGCGACCGCGACAAGTTGGGGAGGCCCCGTCGGTAACTCGACGATCGGGAGAAGATCCTTCGTCTTGAACGAGTGATACGGCGGGAAGTCGACCGGGGAGAAGCTCACGATCCCCATTCTAACCTGACAAGCGGGCCGAGAGATCTTCCAACTTCGAGACGATCCCGGAGCGCTTTGATATGGCCGACAGCGGCGCGAAGCTTTTGCTCCGCCAACTCGTACTCGAGAAACAAGTCCGCCGTCTCAAGCTCTGCCGAGTAGCGTCGAATATCCATCGCACCCTCCGAGTTCAAGAAAGCGCGCGCGTGCTCCTTCTTATACTTCGCGCGAGCCCGGACCGTCGCCTCGTCCAACCGAGCGATCTCCTCCGTTGTCTCGTCGATCTCCTTCGAGATCGCCGTCAACGTGTCGATGACTTGAGCCGGCGTTAGGTTAGCCACGCCTAACCCTCGAGAAGAGCTTCCGGCCCTCCGACCAATACCAAGAGATAACGTCGCCGGTCTGTCCCGGGACGGCCTTCTCGTATCGGTGTCGAGGGTCCGTCGGAGCTTCCGTCTCCGGAGCTTTCCGGGACGCCTCCGCCGCCAACTCTAAGAGTCTCTCGTCACGCTTTCTTAGCTTGACCATTCTGGATCTCCTTCTTCCGAGCGGAGAACAACTCCTTCACGATTCCGGAGAAGCCTCCCTCCACAGCACTCTTCCACAACTTCTCCAAGTCGTCAAGCGACTCGCACGCCCCGATCCGAACGTCGAAACCCTCGGGAACGGTTGGCTCCGAACGGGGGACCGGCCCTCGTTGAACTTTCTCCATCTCCTCCCGAGACGCTCGACCCTTCTTCGAGGACGAATACCCGCCGTTAGCGAGTGCGCGGCCGATCGCTGATGTTTCACAGTTCTTAAGTGAGGACGTGACGTTCGCGCCGGACGTCCCCTCGATCTCGAAAGCGAGCCCGGTGGCTTTTGGACAGTTCGCGTGCTGATCCTCGTGGTCGGTGTAAATCTGAGCTCGGACCACAAAGTATCCTCGAGCTCGATCAGCTTCGTCCGTCACCTCGTACGTCACGATCCTCCCGTCCGGGTGATCCGCGTAGAAGCGTTGAATACGATCGTCGACCGTTTCGTAGTCGTCTAGGTTGTATCTCATTTCTCTCCTTCTTTCTCTTCCATTTCGTCGAGGAGTCTATCGGCGACCGCCGACAGCTTCTCGATCTCCTTGTCGTCTCGTTCGATCCAAACCGTTCGCGGCTCGAACCAAGCCGGAACGAGGATCCCGTCAACTTCGTCGCGGAGGACCCAAGCGAAGAGACAAGACTCCGCGCCCGTCACAAAGAGTTGCCATTGAACTTGGCGGCGATAACGGATCGGGATCGACCCGTCCTTCCAATCTTGTCCCGTCGTCTTCACTTCCGAGATCTGATTGTGATCGAGAGACAATCCGTCCAGCGTGGCGAGATAGTGATCGCTCACAGCGGAAGAGATCAACCACTCGTTCGGGAAGATCTCGAACTCCCGTTTCACCCACAACGAGATCCACCCCTCGTTCTCCCGGCCGAACCTCATATACGGGTTGTCCTCGATCTCGACCGGCTCCCGGATCTCTTGGACAGCTTCCGCGAAACCCTTCGGAGTTGACGCGTGTGCCACTTGAGTCGCCGTCACCCCGTCGCGCCGCGCGTCTCTCCAACCGATCGGATCGAGCGCCTTGTTTGCTACGAACCTATTGCTCCCAATCACGGACAAGCTCCTCGAATCGTTTTTGAACATAGTGGCCAACGTCGTCGAGAGTTCCGATCCGCTCCGAAGAGAGAACGTCCTCCCCGTCGTAAAGCTCCAGCTCCCAACCGTCGCCGTAAGCGAAGATCCGGACGGAGAACTCCCGAGCGAGACACGGCGTCCCGTCGGGGAGAATCGACTTCCGCACTAGCTCTTCTCCCAAACAATCGCGGCCCGACCCGACTCGAGAACAACTCGACGGCCAGAATCGCGAACCAATCCTTGACGGACTAGCTCCGACCGGCGCGTCCGTAGACCGCTCTCGGACGCTCTTGGCGCTCTCTTGAAGTTTCGATACGCCTCGAGGAGTTCCACGTCCGTACGCGGCTTCCTGAGCGCTCTCAAGACGTAGTCTTGGGTGGCGGTGACGTCGTGGACGCTTTCGGCGGCGTCGTGACTTGTCTTCGGATCCGTCCGTCGAGCTCTAGGCGTCTTCATCGTTCGTCTCCTCCACAGTCCAAGCCGTCGCCTCTGTCAACCGGCGAGCCAACTCCCGAGCCTGATCCCGGTCGAGCCAAAGAGCTCCCCCGGCGATCGCCCAAGGATCTCCCGTCGGAGCGACGAGAAGCTTCTCTCCCGATTCTCTAATTGTGAACACGTTGGTCCTTCCCTTCTTTTCTAGGTTGTCCCGCGATCCTGAGACTCGCCCAAGCGAGCAAGCCAAGACCCAAGAGAGTTGATCCGTTGATCACCGCGAGCGGATTCACCATTCCCGGAGTCAACGTGAAGATCGCGCCGGCCGCGAACACTAGCCACCACTTCGTCATAACGTCACCGCCAACCAAACCGACAGACCGAACACAGCCAACCAACCGACCACAGTCATCGTCATCAAGAGATTCCATTCCCTCGACGCGACCGTGATCGTCCGATTCCGCTCGTATGTTGCCCGACGCCGACGTCGACGTTCGTCCACGACGACCCGATCCGGCTCTTCCACTTGTCCCTCGATCTCGAGGTTCTTCCAGTAACCCATTCTTTTCTCCCTCCTTGGATTGCCTTCAAGTTGGGAGTCTAGCGCTAACCTCCGACAAGTCAACCAAGCAAGACTCGCCGGCGTTTCGACCTAAACTTGACGGCCTCGAGTTTCCAACTAGACTCGTCCAAAGCTAAGAGAGAAGGAGGGAAGAATGAGCACAACTCTCAACGCCAGCCACCCGGAACGCGAGTGGCAGATCCTCGTGAAGCGCGGGGATCAAGAGAAGGAACTTCTCCGGACCGTATGTCCAGAGAAAGCCGCCGACGCAACGGTGAACAATCTCCGGAGCGTCTACGGAAGATCCGCCGAGATAATCAAGAAGGAGATCGAGTGAACGTAAGAATCGTTGAATGGAGAACGCCGACGCCGCAGAATCGGAAGCGGCAGAGCAAGTACGACCAGCAATACCGGGAAGTCGCGGAGAATCTTCGTCTCAATCCGGAACGTTGGGCCCTGATCGCGACCGACGCGAACACGAACCTAGCCGAGGGGATCAAGCGCGGCCGGAACCAATACTTCCGACCGGCCGGATCGTTCGAGGCGACTTGTCGCGGGACGAAGAAAGTCGACGGGAAGTTTCTCGCGTCGGAGATCTTCGCTCGATACGTTGGGAAGTCTGAGTCTTGACGATCGAGACGATTGAGATCCCGATTGAACATTGGGCCGAAGAGCGCCGTCAAGTTCTCCTCGAGCTCGAGAAGATCAACGACAAGCTCAAGGTGTCAGCGAAGAGAGAACACGAGAGAGGAGGATCGGTTCCCGCGATCGCGAAGAGAGCGGGAGTCACAAAGAAGACAATGTACGAGTGGCTCGCCTAACGAGTCAGCTACGGGACGGTCGTCGACTTGAGTCGGCGGCCGTTTCGTTTCCCCATTAGGTTCCCTTATCACTTGTGACAACGCGAGAGTCAAGTAGCGGGTTCTGGAATCGTAAAGTAAGGAATATTCCTTACCCTCACCTAGCCTCCTAAGTGTTGCTAACCTGGGATTAGG